CATCCGCTTCTGTACGCCCTGCGAATACTTGTCCATGTCGTCTTCAAGAGACGTATCCGTGGGTGCAGCATCTGCAGGTGCCGGAGCGGGTGCCGGAGCGGGTTCAGGTTCCGCCGGAGGCGTGAACTCGGGTTCTGATTCTGGTTTGGTTTTGTTGGACCCTACGATGAAGACTTCTTCATCATTCGGGAAATCGTCATCTCTCAAAGTTACTTCTGGCATACATCACCCATTAGTAAGCGCCGAAAAATTTTTCAATTCGACGGTGTGATTTTTGGCGGTTCCATGTTTTGGGCACTACTTGTATGTTTGAGTAGTGGTTTGTACCGCCGCGAGCAACGGGTTTGATGTGGTCTACTTCCCATTTGACCCCCGTAGTTTTCTTGCGGTCCTTTGCAAGTTTGTAGGATTCACCAAGCGCAAAAGCACTTAGCTCATCCGCTACCTTCCCGGCGCGTCTCTGCGCGTGGTTTTTCAGTCTAGCTGCTCTCCTAGCTTCCGTTAGCGGAAGAGACAAGCGCCTGGCTTCGGCCTTAGCCCTACCCCCAGAACGGCAAAATGCCGCGTCCTCTCGGCGTTTACACTCTTTGCCTTTGCCCGTTGCATAATATCTCTGTTTGATTTCCCTTACTTTGTCGGGGTTTTTCGCTCGATATCGCCGCATGGAATCAGCGCAGAACTTCCTTCCTTCCGGTGTTTTTCTAGCCGTTTTTTCGCATTCTTTACACTTAGGCCTATATGAAACATTGCCTGTTTTTAGTGTACGTTTGCAAAAAGATTCAACTGGTAAAAACACCCGACATAAAGAACACGTTTTGTGCCCATTTACGATGGATGGGGTATCTCCGTTTTTGCGTATAGCTCTGGTCATCAATACGCCCTATTGATTCCTCTCGGATCATCTACGGTGCCTTCAATCATGTCGTCGTTGACGATGATGAATTCCTTTCCGTCTACGCTGAATCGTGAACCCGAATAAGCTCGAAGGAGTACGAAGTCGCCTTCCTTACACCACGGCCCTGAAGGGAACTTCTCAGGATCCTGGTAGCACATCGGACCCTGTTTCAGAACTATGCCGACCACGGCACCCTGTTCTTCCTTCTTGCGGGTTGAGTCGGCATACACAATGCCTCCGGCTGACTTCTCCTGAATCTCAGGTTTGATCACCAGCATCTTGTATCCGGCGGGGTCAGGAAGCCTAGCAGCCAGCGCGGCCGCTTCTTCCTTGGTCTTTTCAGCATCGATTTCAGTTGCGGACATATTGTCTCCATTAGCAGGGCTGTTGCGCGTTATGCGTTTTCGCCGCCCCGTGGACGAAAAATTAGAGCTCTTCGTAGCGTTTTTTCGCGTGTTTAACGGCCCCAAGGGCCCCGTTAAGTCCGGCTACTACCCCGGTCAGGAACTTGTACTCTTCCCAGGAGCCTACTCGGCCCTCGGTCAGCGCTTCCTCGCGCAACGCAATTTCTTCCTTGAGTTCCTTCTCGAGAAGGTCTAAATCAGTCATTTACTGCTCCTATTGAGGTGGCATCTGCGGTGGCGCACCGGTCGGTGCGGATTGTGGCTGTTCGGCCCCAGGGAGTCCCTGTGAAGCCTGCCCGGCCAGGGCATCCTGTATCGCCGTGAACCCTGTCTGGAATCCGGCGGCGTGGTCTTTCATCTCCTGCACCACGATCTTGGTCTGGTCGGCCTTGTCGGCAATGATGAGGTCCTTGCGGATCTTCGCCATCTCGATCTCTTTCTTGTCCTTGAGCTCGGTCTGCTTGATCTGAAGTTCAAGCTGCTGTTGCTGGAATACCGGGTCCTGGGCCTGCTGTTGAGCCGCTTGTTGTTGTGCCTTGAGCTGTGCCTGCTGAAGCATCTGCTGCGAAGCCTGGGCCAAGAGCGGAGCGATCTGCTTCTCGAGCGCTGGATCCATCTCTTCATCGGGCGGCGGCAGCGGCATCCCGAGCTGCATCTCAATCTGCTTGCGATAGGCAAAGCCTACGTGTTCTGCGATATGCGCCTGTATGGCGGCCATGATGGCCTGCGCGTTCGGATTCTGCCCCATCGACTGAGCGATCAGCGGATTCTGGATGAACGAGTTGTGCACAGCGAGGTGAGCATCGTGATCCTGATCAATGAACGCCTTGGCGCCCTTCATCTTGATCATCTGCATGTTCTCGGTCACCGGATCCGTGGGAACAAGGTCTTCCTCCGTCTCCACGATCTTGTCCGCGTCCTTGATGCCCATTACCTCAAGCATCTGCTGATGTAGCAAGGGGATGTTGTAGACCTGCGGAGCCTGCTGAGATAACTGAATGGCGGCCTGGTACTGGATGATCCTCTGCGCCATCGTTGAGGCATTCGGATCGGCTACCGGGATGATATCGACCTGCTCATAGTCCTCTTTCTTGGCCGAAGACTGTGCATGATCATCTGGTATGTAACTGTAAGACGGCGCGGTGTAATCCCGGATCAACGCGGCAATCAGCTTGAATTCCTGAGACATCGAGGCGTACACGCGGGCCTGCACGGCCGACATCACCTTCAGTTTGCGTTCCAGGATCGCCAGCGTGGTGCCCACCGGCGCTTCGCCATTCATGTCCTTGGGATCAACTTCAGCGGTCGCGGCAAGCCCCTTGGCTTCCTCCACGATGTTCTGCAGAAGCTGGAACAGGGTAGCCGACGGCTCCTTGTACGGCAGGGGTAGCACGTTATCGCGCATCACCCCGGAGGCTACGTCCACGTCCCTCCACTCACCCGGCATGACCGGCGTGTCGTCACCCTTAATGCGTAGACCCTTGGTCTTGAAGCCACCCGGGAGGTTGGCCAGCGTGCCCGCATCAACGAGTTGCCGGAGGATCGACGTTGCACCCTTGGCGAAGCCACCGATGAGGTGGATCAAGCCGTAACCATAAGGACCTGAGTCGTTCGGGATGTAGGTGTACTGGACGATGTGCTGTCTGGGCTGCTTGAGCTCGTCGTGCTCGTCCCAATTCCTGCGGATGGCCAGCACCTTGCTGGTGCCCCGATCGATCGTAATCACGTACGGCAGCGCGATCCCTGTGGGCTCTCCGCTCTCTGGATCCGTATCCTCAAACCCCGGAAGGTCAAGGAACGCCTGCATCTCGAGGAGCTGATAGCGCTCATCGCGGATTGAACTGAACCCGGACTCGTCATCCTTGCGCTTCTGGATGTCGCTGACCTCCTTGGTCGGCTCGCCCAGCTCCACGTCCTTGTAAAACCCTGCATACTGCAGTTTGCGGATCTCGTTCTTGGTTTTCCGCATCAGGTGGGTGATGCGCTCTGAATTGTCTGCATTGGACGCGCCGTAGGCGAGGAATATGTCCTCTGCCGGCACGAACATGGACACCTGGCGGTTGAGCGTAGGATCAAAATAGACCTTCTTGAACGCCGCACCTGCGAGGGCCAGGGACCACAGCATCTTCTCATGCTCGGGTCTAAACTCCACCATCTTCTCGGTGAGCTGGTAGTTCATGTCCTGGACCACCCGGGCGGCCGCCATCTTGAGCGCCCGGTCCACTTTGCCAATCAGCTTCGCCCTTACCGGACCAATCGCCGGGAACGTCTCCGAGATCATCTCTGACTGGAACTTGATCACCGCCTCGGTCAGCATGGGGTGGAATACGCCACAGGCGCCGTTCCACGGCTCAGTCCGCTCCTCGATCTTCAGTCCCAGGAGATCGATGCCATCCTTGTAGGTCCGTTCCCAATCCGACCGCGAAGCCTTGTCGTTGTCGAAGTCATCCATCAGGTCCGATGAAATCGATGTCAATTCAGAATCATCAACGAACTCGGCCAGGTTGGCACCAAACGATGGCGCATCGATCTGCGTCGTTTCAACCTCAACAATCGTCTCTCCATCCTGCGGGCCCAGCGTGATATCGATGGGTTGAGCATCCGACTCCGTAAGAAACGGGCTCTGCGCTCGCAGGTTCTGGGTGATGAAGTCCTGTACGGAACTTTGCTGAGGTTGGCGCTCGATCATGGGTTTACTCCGGGTTAGGTTGAAATTTATGTCACATGCGCCCAATTTCGGCGCTTTCGTATTTTGCTTATCATGCTGCTATTTACCGGATAAATCATGGCTAGCTCTGTGCATGAAAGATCGCTGCTTCTGATATCCCGTACATCCTGCTCAGTAAGCTTACATGTGTTTACTCGTGTGCCGCGAAAATTTGTCCCATGCAATACAGAGTCTTCGTAGTTTTCTTTGGTGGTTCCCCACCTTAAATTGTCCGGTGTGTCATTGCTTTTTGAGCCATCCAGATGCCTGACTACTGCGGTGCAAAAAGGGCGTTCCCCATGCCACGCCATACATACCAAAATACATATCCTAACTGTTTTTCTTTTCCCGTTTTGCCTCAACGTAGTTTTGTAGTACCCGTCTTTATCCGCGGTCGGATTTAATATAGACCCCTCCGACGGTACTTTTCCAAAATTCCTAGGTGGTAGCCAAGATTTCAATCGTCCCAGATTAGACACCTCGTAGTTATCAAATCCCGGTATTTTGCGCCACTGCTCTGTGCTACACTTTTCTTGCTTCATTTGGCACCTCATTGCCCTATGTGGAAGTAGGACGGTGCGTCAACACCGTCCCGCGATTATAGCACCTCAAGAAGCTTTTCAAGATAATGGTGCGCCTTCCGAATGTCTTCTTCGTAGGGTCCTTTCTTACCCGCTCGGGCCAGATATTTTAGGCTGTTTCCGACCAGGAACCCACGGAACTCTTCCGGGGTCAGCCAAGCTTCCATCGCCTCCCACGGCTGAATGTCCATATTCTTATAGTGTGAATTCCCCACCTGACGGTCATTAGCCTGCCGTTTGACCGCTTCGGAAACACGGTTCGCATCTCCCCACCCCGTTCCTGCCGTTTGAGCTTTCAGCTTCTCGATTTCTGCCGCCAGCTCGGGGGTCATTCTCAGCCCAACGGAACTAGAAGCCATGATCTCGGCATCTGCCAACTGTTTAGCCCGCATCTGCTCCTGCCACTGCTTGGTCGCCTCCGGCGCCAGGGATGCCGCCATCTCTCTGATTTTCACCAGCGCTGTGGGATCTGCAGGACGCGATCCTGGGGGTATTCCCGCCGTGTTCTCGACACCCAACTCCTCCGTTGTACGCACTCTCGGTTTATTCGCCGCCATCGCTATCGCTCTCCTTAAAACTTTCAACCTTCTATCGAACTCATCCGCTGCTTCCTTGGTCGCAAACTGCATGGGGCCTCCTAGTAGTATTGGGCTTTTTTCGCCTTGTAATACATCATGTCGTCATCCTCCTCGTCATTCCGGGTCCGCACCATGCCTCCTTTGCGTATGCGGTTGATCGCCTGGCTCACGGTGTCCACGTAGTCATCGTTTCTACCGTTCGGGAAGCTCGCTACCTCCTCAATGACCTCCTCTGCCCACCTAGTATCCGGAGCCCAGACGCGCTTGGACCTGAAAACGTCCGATATGGCATTGAGCCTTGCGATCTTGTCGTTGCCTTTGCTTGGCGTGAACTCCTGAGCCGGGATCCCCATACGCCGAAACTCGTAAATCAGCGGGGCACCGGTCGCTTTCTTTTCGATAATCACGCTGTCCGGTTGGTGTTCCTGATAAAGCTCCAAGGCTTTGGCCTTCAGATCCGGAAATTCGAGCTTCCCCCGCCAGGCATCCAGCAGAATCACGTTCTCTTCACCGTCGTCATCGTGGATAAACACACCCCACAGGGTCATGGCACTGTAGTCAGCCGCCTGTTTGGCCTCAAACGCGGTATCGAAGCTCATCAGCACGTAATCGCAGTAGGGAGGCTGCTTTTGGGGCCATTTTTGCCAATCTGAGCGCTTGATGATGGCATTTTCGTCCGACGTGGGGTTCTGCATGTACTGTGCATTCCACTTCGCCGGGTCATTGATTGATGCTTTGGTCGCTTTTAGCGCCTCCAAGGACCAGAATTCAGGCCACAAAGACCGCTCTTCGTCCGTGTTTTCGTTCAAAATGGCCGGAAATTCGAACACTTCCCACTGATCAGCACCGGGATTTTTGGCCGCGTTCTCCAAAAGCTGCCCTGTTAAGTCTCTTAACCCCCAGCGTGTCATGCAGATGACGATGGCTCCCTCTGGTTGCAGACGCTGCCGAATACCGGTGGTGTACCACTCGTACACCTTGTCGAAAATCCCAGGATTGAACCTTGCCTGCAGTGCTTCCTGCTCCGTATGGGGGTCATCGATGATCGCAAGGTCGGCACCACGGCCCGCCAGAGGCGCGTTTACACCGGTAGCGTAGTATTCGCCGTTCTTGTTGGTGTTCCATCGCCCTGCGGCCTTGGAGTCCGCTCTCAGAGTCACGTCCGGGAAGATCTCCCGGTACTCCTCCGTCTCCAACTGGTTACGCACCTTACGACCGAAACCCTCTGCAAGCTCCGCGGTGTTGGATATTTCCAGGATTTTCTTCTTCGGGAACTTCCCCAGGAACCAGGACGGTAGCAGGAACGAGGCAAATTCAGACTTCGTGTGGCGGGGAGCCAGGTTGATAATCACCCGCTTCTTTTTCCCGGCAGCGATGTCCTCAAACAGCTTTGCGATCCTTCGGTGATGGGCACCTGAGATGAAATCAGGCCACTGAGACTTCACGTATTCCAGAAAGTCGTCTTGGCATCGCTGCCTACGCTCACGCTTGTTGAGCTCATCGAAGATAGACTGCAGTTTGAACTTCTCATCCGGCGAAGCATTTAGCATCGCCTTCTGGACCAGCTCCGGAGGAAGATCACTC